ACACTGATAAAAACGGAAAATATCATGTGGATCGTGATATGACTCCCAAGTCCTTCTATGATAAATATATCGGTCTGGATCTGGACCAGTATGTCAATGTTATCAATGGTCCTACTCAGGATAAGCCCTATGGGAAGACTTATACGGTCAAGTACCTGGGTAACGTGGTGGAGGGCCACATCAAGTATCTGAATCTGATGTCCGCGGAGGAATTCGGGGCTACCATCGAGGCATATATGTACCCTGATGAATTCGCAGAGTGCGATGGATCGGTTGAGGTTGTGCCCGGTATGTTTGCAGGCCAGCAGTCCAGAAAGACGTTCGGTCTCTCTTACCGGACGATTCTGGGTAATGATGTTGACAACAACGATTACGGCTATAAGCTGCATCTGATTTACGGTGCTCTGGCGGCCCCATCCGAAAAAGGCTATTCCACCATCAACGACAGTCCGGAGCCTATTACCCTTTCCTGGGAGATCAGCACAACTCCGGTGGCTATCAATACGGTCCTCGATGGTAAGAAGCTCAAGCCGACGGCGTGCCTTATTTTCGATTCCACCAAGTTTGATGCCAAGTTCATGGCTAAGCTGGAGGAGATTCTGTATGGCGCAGAGCCTACCACCGAGGGCGGTACGGATGGCGTTGACGCAAGGCTGCCGCTGCCGGATGAGATTCTGAAGCTTTATCAGGAGTTTCAGACAGCGGGCTAATTCACAATTTCATATTTAAACAGATTGGGAGCCGTTTCAGTGTAAAAGCTGGCGGCTCCTTTTTTATTGTTGAAAGGAGAAAAACATTATGTTAAAGAAAGCGATTACCTACAAGGATTACAACGGGAACGAGCGTTCCGAGGATTTTTACTTCAATCTTTCTGAGGCCGAAGTTATGGAGATGGAAATGAGTACAGCCGGCGGTCTGGCAGAAATGATCCGCGGAATCGTGGCGGCCCAGGATGCGCCCGCAATTATCAAGATTTTCAAGGACCTGATTCTGAAAGCTTACGGCGAGAAAAGCCCGGATGGAAAACGGTTTATTAAGTCCGATGAGCTGTCAAAGGCTTTTTCCGAAACGGAAGCTTATTCTGTGCTGTTTATGGAGCTTGCAACGGATGCCGATGCAGCAGCAAAGTTTGTAAACGGCATTGTCCCGAACTCCAGGCAGGGAGCAGCGCCGACTTTGACTCCGGTAGCGAATTAAATCTGAAAACAAGAGGAGGTGAAGGGAATGCTGCGAATTACGATACCTGCTGGCGAGGAACAATGGGATGAAATAAACCAGATGTTTATCTACCCCAAAGAGCAAACATTGCAATTGGAGCATTCCCTTGTCTCTCTTTCAAAATGGGAATCTAAATGGTGCAAGCCTTTCCTTAGCAAACAGGAAAAGACGCTTGAGGAAACGTTGGATTATGTACAATGTATGACACTTACGCAGAATGTAAATCCGGAAGTGTATAACTATCTGACGACATCCTGTATTGACCAAATCAATCGGTATATTGACGCTCCGATGACTGCCACTCATTTTACGGAGGAAAAGGCAGTAAAAGCCAGCAGAGAACAGGTTACGGCAGAGATTATTTACTACTGGATGATTGCCCTGAATATTCCGTTTGAGTGTCAGAAGTGGCATCTTAGTCGTCTTCTTACTCTTATTAAGGTGTGCAATATTAAGAATTCGCCGCCTAAAAAGAGAAGCAGAAGGGAAATCATGAAACGCAATGCCGCTTTAAATGCGGCACGAAGAAAACAATTAAATTCGAAGGGGTGATGATTATGCCTAAAAAGCGCGGAATAGATATCTCAACCTGGCAAGGAAATATTGATGCCGGGAAGGTTAAGAATAGTGGAATCGAGTTTGTAATTCTCAGAGAGGGTTATAGACATACAGTAGATTCCAGATTCTTTGAAAATGTAAAGAAGTGTAAGGAAGCGGGGCTCGCCATTATGGGTGTGTACCACTTTTCTTATGCACTTAATGTCGAAGAGGCGAAGCAGGAGGCGCGGTCATGCATCGCGAATCTTCAGAAAGCCGGTCTTGGTAAAGAGACCATCGTGTTCTTCGACTTCGAGTATGACACAGTCACAAAGGCGGCGGCTTCTGGTGTGACGCTTGGGAAAGCCGAATGCAATGCACATACAAAAGCGTTCTGTGAAACGGTGGAATCTCTCGGATATAAGGCCGGAGTCTATTTTAACATCGATTACTACCGGAACTGGTATGACCACGCTCTTCTCGACAAGTATATTAAATGGCTTGCTGACTGGAGCGGCGATGCAGATTATCCGTGTTCTTTTCATCAGTACAGCAGCAAAGGCAGCGTTCCCGGAATCAGCGGAAATGTTGATATGAACTACTATTTTATAGAGGAGAGCAATACTGTCAAAACCGGGATAACGGCAAACACTGTATTGGATGTTGCCCGCGGTTGGCTTGGCTATTCCGAGGCAAATGGGAAGTTCAAAGAGATTCTGGATACATACAACTCCCATAAGCCGCTTGCCCGCGGTTACGCAATACAGACCACTGATGAATGGTGTGACGCATTCGTATCCGCCTGTGCAATTAAGGCAGGGGCTGTCGATCTAATCGGGACCGAAGTGGGCTGCGAGAAGCACATCGAGATCTTTAAGAAAAAGGGCATCTGGATTGAGGATGGTTCTGTGAAGCCTGAGGTCGGGGACATAATCCTGTTCAACTGGGACGATTCCACGCAGCCGAATGACGGTTATGCCGACCATATCGGTTATGTGGAGCAGGTATACGGCGACACGATTGTCTGTATCGAGGGTAATAAGGGCGAAAAGGTTGACCGCCGTACCATCAATGTCGGTTGGGGGTATATCCGTGGATTTGCCCATCCGAAGTATGCCGCCGGCACTTCAACCGTTGTTTCTCCGGAAACGAAGAAGACCATAGATGAGATTGCCAACGAGGTGATTCATGGAGCTTGGGGCAACGGCGATGCTCGTAAAAACGCCCTTACTGCGGCTGGTTACAATTATGCTGAGGTCCAGGGGCGTGTAAACGCTATCCTTTCCGGAAAGGCTGGAGTTTCCAAGAAGTCCGTAGACGAAGTGGCGAAAGAAGTAATCGCCGGAAAATGGGGCAACGGCGATGCCCGCAAAGAGGCGCTCACCAAGGCCGGCTACAACTACAGTGAGGTCCAGAACTGCGTCAACGCTCTCGTCTCTTCTTCCAAGAAATCGGTTGATACTGTGGCTCGTGAGGTCATACAGGGAAAATGGGGCGTTGGTGAAGACCGGAAGAACCGACTGACAAAGGCCGGCTATGACTACTCTGTGGTTCAGAGCAGGGTAAACGTGCTTATGTAGAGGAGAATTTTATATGATAACGTTCAGACAAAAGGGCGACTTCTCTAAATTGACACGGTATTTAGAGAGGGCGAAAGAGGTCGTTAAACTCGGAGACCTTGACAAGTACGGTCGAGAGGGAGTAGCCGCCCTTGCGTCTGCAACACCCGTCGATTCGGGAAAAACCGCCAGTTCATGGCGATACGAGATTAAGAACAAGAACGGGTCGGTAACGATTTCGTTTTACAACTCAAATATTCAAAATGGAGTTCCAATTGCCATCATCCTGCAATACGGGCATGGAACAAGAAACGGCGGCTGGGTACAGGGGCGAGATTACATCAATCCTGCTATCCAGCCTATTTTTGACAAAATCGCAAATGAAGCATGGAGGGAGGTTACGAAGCTATGAGCAAGACAGTTGACGAAAGAGTCGTTGAGATGCGGTTCGACAACAAACAATTTGAGCAGAATGTTCAGACCAGTCTCTCCACGCTTGATAAATTAAAACAGAAACTGAATCTGACTGGCGCTGCGAAAGGCTTGGAAGATGTAAATTCGGCTGCCCGTAAATGCGACATGAACCCCCTTAGTAATGCGGTTGAGACAGTAAGGGTAAAATTCTCCGCGATGGAGGTAATGGCAATTACGGCTCTCCAGAACATAACCAATTCCGCGCTCGCCGCAGGTAAAAATATTATTTCGGCTCTTACGATTGACCCTATTAAATCCGGTTTTCAGGAGTATGAAACACAGATCAACGCTGTTCAGACTATTCTTGCGAATACATCTTCCAAAGGGACAACTCTGGAGCAGGTAAATAAGGCTTTGGATGAACTGAATCATTATGCCGATATGACCATCTATAATTTTACAGAGATGACCCGTAATATCGGTACATTTACTGCGGCTGGCGTTGATTTGGATACTTCCGTAGCGGCGATTAAAGGTATCGCTAACCTCGCTGCTGTATCCGGTTCTACTTCCCAACAGGCAAGCACGGCTATGTATCAGTTATCCCAGGCGCTGGCAGCGGGAACAGTGAAGCTTCAGGACTGGAATTCGGTTGTAAATGCCGGCATGGGCGGTCAGGTATTTCAGGATTCCCTGAAAGAGACGGCCAGGGTGCATGGTATAGCAATTGACCAGATGATTGAAAACGAAGGCTCCTTCCGTGAGACGTTAAGCAAAGGCTGGCTTACATCGGACATTTTAACGGAAACACTCTCGAAATTTACGGGTGATCTGAATGAGAAACAGCTCAAGACCATGGGATATACGGAGGAGCAGATCAAATCCATCATAAAGATGGGGCAGACTGCGAATGATGCCGCAACAAAGGTAAAGACCTTTACCCAGTTGTTTGATACGTTGAAAGAAGCGGCCCAGTCGGGATGGACCCAGAGTTGGGAAATCATCGTTGGAGACTTTGAAAAAGCGAAAGAGCGGCTGACGGAATTATCAGATATATTCAGCGGAATTATCGGACGTTCGGCGGATAGCAGAAATGCCGTCTTGGAGGGCGCGTTCAGTTCAAAATGGGATGTGCTGGTAAACAAGCTTAATACTGCCGGCATTGAAACGGAAACTTTTCAGAACAAGGTCAAGGAACTGGCTAAGAGCCACAACGTTGACTTGGACGCAATGATAGAAAAAGAGGGTTCCTTCGAAAAAGCTTTAAAAAAAGCCTTCAACGACGGGACTCTGAATAAAAGTATCCTGAAAGATGCGCTCAAAAGCCTGGTGGGGGATCTTACCGGAGCAACAAAGTCCACGGAAGAAATGGCCGGACAGATGGAAAAGTACGGTGAAATCGTGGATAAAGTTATCCGTGGCGACTTTGGCAGCGGAGAAGCAAGAATAAAAGCGCTAACCGAAGCCGGTTATGATTACGCAACGGTTCAGAATTTGGTTAATGAGAAACTTGGCAGCAGTGTCCGCCATATGTCTTCCCTGACGGAAGAACAGTTGAAAAATGCTGACAGTCTGGCTTCTTTATCGGACGAGCAGTTGAAAAATAAGGGGTATACGGAAGAACAGATTACCGCGCTCCGCGATTTGCAGAGGGAAGCAAACACAGCCGGTTCGTCCATAGACGAGCTGATAAACGATTTCGAGAAACCATCGGGAGCTGAGTTGGTGTGGGGGTCTGTTCTCAATGTAATCCATAGTGTTGTGGATTCTCTCAGTGCGGTTAAGAAAGCGTGGAATGATACATTTCATCATGGAATGACCGAAGACGATATCATCAAAGAACGTTCCGAAAAACTCTATAACCTGATTAAAGCCATTAACACATTTACCGAAAAATTAGAGATTACCGACGATAAGGCAGATAAGATCACAAGAACTTTTAAAGGGCTGTTTGCTATTCTCGATATCATCATGACAGTTACGGGAGGCGGATTACGCCTTGCGTTTAAAGGGTTGTCTGTGATTTTAAATGCGTTTGACATGGATATTCTCGATTTGACGGCGAAGGTGGGTGATCTGATTTCAGGATTCCGTGATTTCATTCTCAACAATGACCGTGTGACCAGGGGCGTCAAGGCGGCGGCCAGCGGGATAAAAACAGCCTGTACGGAGATTAAAAAGTGGATTGATGCTTTTATGGCGCTTCC